AACCGCCGCAATTATTAACACTATTGGGTTTGCAGTCATTACAGCATTAAATAAAAACTGTGCTTTTGTAGCAATACCAGTCCATAAGGCTTGCATTTTAGTAACTGAGGTAAGTGTACCAAGTACTTTTCCCGCGCCTGACATTAGTGGTATGAGGTTTGAAAAATCCCGTGCCGTATCTCCAAGAACGGAGGCGTATGCTGTCAAACCATTAGCACCATTGAACAAGGATATTTTGAAATTATCAATTTGGGCTATCAATCTTTTGTTTTTTTCCTCTGGGGATTTCATTACAATAGCCGCCTGTTCATAAGCCGTATTGGTTCCGGTAATGGCAGCGGTTAATCGCTCCTGTTCGTTTATTCCACTAATTAAAGCCACTGCTGCATTACTGTTTTCTTTACCAAACAACTTTGTTACCAGTGCGCTATCATTCATGATGTTTCGCAAAGGCTTCATTCTATCAGAAAGTGAAAGTGTTTTATTTCCAAGAGTATCAATATTGACTCCCGCTGCCTCTAATTCAGCCTTTACGTCTTTAGGTAAAAATCGACCTTCTGACAATGTGGCTAACATATTTCGCAATGCCACACCACCCTCTGAGCCTTTTTTACCTGCTTTATCTAATACTTGAAGTGCCGAGTTGGTTTCTGCAAAAGATACATTGGCTACTTTGGCAGCCATACCGGATTGCTCCAATGCGGCTTTTATTTGTGGTAACTCTGCAGAACCTTCTTTGGCAGCTGCAGCCATAATATTCATCATGGAGGACATTTCCTTACTGGCTTGTATTGGGTCAGCTGTAGAAACTTGATATTGATTCATTGCCGTTGTCAACACTTCAGTAGCGGCCGCAGTATCGCCACCCATTAACTTAGAAGTGATCGCTACGTTATCGCCCATCGCTTTTAAGGCAACAGGGACTTTCCCGATTTCAGGGCTTAATTGCGACAGTATTAATTTATAAGATTCTACCCCATCAGCAGCAGAACCACCAAAGGTCTTAGCACTTTCCCTGGCATAACCTTCAATCTCTTTTAACTTTTCGCCTGCTACTCCAGTAATGGCTTGCAGGTCGTACATATTTGTACTTAAATCCATGCCCGGTTTATTCAGGGTATTTAATCCTGTAGCCACGCGATCCACTTGATCTAATATCGAAGTCAGTTTTATAGTGGCAATATCCCTTTGCATATTGCCAAAAGCTTTCCCAAACGTTTTATCCATATTCACCGTGCTGTGCTCTATCTTATCGACAGAAGCATTCAGCTTGTTCATACCCGTGGTTACCTTGTCGGCATCGGATGTGATTTTGAATATGTAATTAAAAACGTTGTTCATCGCTTATTTTGTTGTGTTTTCAGACTTTCTAATCCAATCTAGTTCTTGAAATTTTGCCGCCCATTCCTCATCGCTCAGACTATCTGGGTCATTAATGTGGAAATAATAGCGAAGTTGTGCGTTAGTGATCCTAATCCAATCATCAGGCTCAACTTTCGCTGCGGCTATAACTTTACGAGCTCTGCTTCTTTTACAACTATTAATTGCGAAAGGGTTCCGCTTACCGCTAAGAAGTAGTCATCATTTGTTTTCAATTCGTCGTCACCACCTAACCAACAATTCGTCAAGATCACTTCGTTGAATTTCATGAGGTCTTTTGTTCCAATAGTTGAGGCAAAACTCAAAGTCTTGCGATCTACTTTACGTAAGTAACCTATTTTGTCTTCAACGGTAATAGCGAAGATTTCGCCGTGTTGTGCTTTCCAAGCTTCAATTTGTTCTGGAGTTGCCTGACCGCTTTTTATTGTTGTTGCTGTTTTCATTTTGTTGTTGTTTTAAAAAAAATCCCTTCCCATTTAGGAAGGGATTTTGTTATACTAATTCTCTTTATTTTTATAATCGATTCTGAACGCGGAGTGCGACAAAGGGCAGTGTTATTTCCATAAACTTATCGCCTTGTTTTAACTCCTTAGAAATCTCCGTAAACCGAAGACCTACAATTCTATCTATTAAAATAGCATCAAGATTTAAAGGATTCCCATAAGCAACCATCGCATCTAAGGATAGGGACATCACACTCCCTTTTCCAGAAACAACAAGAGCTTCGTATTCCGATTGGAGCATGGTAATTTCACCGGTTATGGCAGAGTTTCCACTTTGTATCGAATGTGCATCACGTCCCTTAGCATACAATGCCTCACGTTCTATTTTTTCAGCGTATTTCACCGCTCTAATTCCTGTTACGTCACGACCTCCCAAAATCAATGTAAGGTCAGCCCATTCATATTCTCTACTATTAAAAGCCATGTCTTAATTAATTAGAAGTTACCGGCACAAATCCAAGAGGGACGTCAATCCATCTATTGGTACCTTTAGTTTTTACTTGAAGCTTTGCAAATTTCAATTTCGAAGTTGAAGTGACATTGTTAGTTAAATCCATCTTGCAAATCACACCTCTATCTTTTGGATCAGCAGGATCAAACGATAGTTCACCGTTAGCAGTCATTTGATTGAAAATCAAACTCTCAACTTCATTCTCAATAACTCCTGCATAAATAGGCGAAAGTGTTCCGTCATTATTTACCGTATTGTCTGCCAAAAGGAATTCCAAACAGGCGATATAAGCTAAGCGATAGGCTTTGTCAATCACTCTACGGCGTGCTGCATAATGATAATCATTAGCAATTTCACAAGCCAAAGGATCATCTGTAAAGAAGTAGCCCGACTTTCCAGTATGTTGTCTGAAAGTCACATAGCCTTTGTCATGCAAGGATTCAACATTATATTGCTCTGCTGGGGTGTCCAGAATAAATGCAGTCAAGTTTGATAACGCACCATCACGTACCTTTCCAATGTTCACATGCACCTGAATTTTAGCAAATCGACCCGCAATAACTCCAACTGCAGCCCCTTTTGAAGCTGCGGTTCCAGTGCGTTTTTCAGTATCACCTAAAGCGATCATTACACGGTTGAAGCTAGCAGTACTCAATTCCGTTAAGGCTACTTTATCGCCATCAAAAGCATATCCTTCAATAATGGTAAAGAATGGTGCATATTTAGAATCGGTGTAATTTTCAGCTAATTGTTGTGCCAGATTAGTAGCAATCATTACATCTGCGTCAATACTTCCAGCCAAATCCAATACATAAGCTCCCGAAGGTGAGAATGCTGTAAACAAAACTCTAATTTTTCCGTTAGCGCTATCTAGCAATTTTTCTGCAGGTGCTTTGCCTGTCAAAACATCAAGCGTAAACCAGTCGCTTACTTTTGTTGTTTTAGCAAAACCCATTAACCATAGTTCCGTTCCTTCACCCGCCTCAGCATAAAACTCTTTCAATGTTTTATAAAGAACGTAGTTGTTCACGTCTGGAATGATTCCTAAAGCGGCAACATCTACCATACCCTTTATTTGGTATGCTGTGTTGAGCAAAAAGGTAGTTCCAACAGCGGCTGCGCTCGCAAGCAACCCGGCTGTACCGTCAGGAAGGTCAACTACTTGACCTAACTGACCGTTTTGAAATTCAATATTGATTCCTGGTAACATATTATGCTTGGTTTTTTTCGGTTAATTGATTTTCAATCGCTTCAAGGATTACTGCATTAGTAGCCGTTGGATCAATTGAAAGTTCATTGTCTGCAGCAAATTCAATAAGTTGTGCTTTGTTGAATCTGTTTAAGTTGATTACTGGTGTTTCGTGAGTTCCTTCGTCTCCAGTTACAATAGTCGCCCCTTCCACTTCAATATCTTCAACTGTAACTCCCGGAGGCGTTACCGTTCTATCTTCTAATGTTCTGGCGTGATTGATCGCATTTGTTTCTGTGTAGAACTCCTGACCGTCACTTGTTGTGAAATACTTGCTTTTCATAATTCTTAATTTTTAGATTTTATAAATACCCATCCGGCAATAACTAAAGTGATAAAGGTGTAAATCCAAAAGCACTTAATTTGTAACTGCTGCAAAAAGGTGAGTTTATTGACTTCTATTGGTGGTAATTGCTCCTTTTTATATTCGCTCTCAAATGTGTTTTTATATTGAGCAAATAGCCGTTGTGCCTCAGCTTCACAATCTACTTTTAACACGTTGTCCTGTAAGTAAACCGTTGGGCTTTTTAAATTGCGCCCTGGTTTACTCTGGACAACTTTCTTAATCACTGGTTTGCCGTTGATACATTCTATTAATGCCCTAATAGAACTGCTATCTTTTTCTATAGTAAAAACAGTATCATGTACCGTTTCGATCTTGGTTCGAATGGTTTCATTCTGCAACACAATGGGCTTCTTGCTTACACAACCAACCATTGTGAGGAGAACGAACAAACAACAAAATATGCTTAGTAATTTTTTCATAGTCTTAAAAATCCTCTGATTGTTGCAATCTCTCTTTTGCGGCGGCATACCTCGTAACCTTCACGACTTCCCTCATCATTAGTATTGCCTTCGATCGTGTGTATCTTAGTTCCTACCACTTTTTCGACAAAACCAGTATGTCCCGTTCCTTTGCCAAAATCCATTATAAAAATATCTCCTGCTTGGGGTACTTTTTGCACTAATAATGGGCGTGAATTGTATTGATCTAATACACCGGCTGTTTTCTTTAAAGGGTTTTTAATCGCTGTTTTAATTGCAGCCTGATTTACTACCCAATAGACAAATGCCATACACCAGGCATAGCCTTTTCCTAGTCCTACGCTCTTAAGGTAAATTTCAACCTCTGGACCTGCGTTGCTTCCTTTCGGAATTTCCTTTACTCCTAATTGAGTAATGGCTGTACTTATTGTTGTTGTTGCTAATAGAGTCATGCTTTGCCGTTGAGTTGTTTGTATTTCCTTAGTTCTCCGGTTAGGAGTTCCATTTCTTCTATTAAATGCTCAATTCTATCATCCCTTTCCTTGATTCTCAAATCTCTTTTTTCGATTGCAATGATAGATTCTTCTAGTCTTTTACTCATATCGTCCAAAAGGTTTTGATAAAAAGTAGCCGATTTGATTTCATTATCGATCTCAGTCGATTTGATTGTCGCTTTATCTTTATTCCACTCTAGAACTTTCATTCCAAGGGCAGTTAAAAAAGAAGCTATAGCGGGTATAAATAAGGTTTCGAACATGAATTGATTTTTAAAAAATGGCTCTCATTAATGAGAGCCATTCATTTATACTAAAGGATTGCTCCAATCCATTTTGCTTGAAAAGGCACTGCAATGAAGTAGTGACGATATGCTAATTGGTTGGTTTGAGTGGTTGGGTTATCTTTTGCTGCAGTAAAATACTGTTTTGTATTCCCTGTTTTCTTAGCAATATTTTCGATAACAAATGCAACAGATCCTTTTTTATCAGTACCAGTAAAAACAGCACCGTACGCTTTTTTAACACTTGAAGCATACGCTGGCATGTTGATGTATTGGAAAATCTCAAAACCTGCAATCATAGGAGCTACATCTCCAGTCTTGTAATTCACCAATTTGTCTCCAAAATTCACACGATCTAATAATAAATCATTATAATGGCTGGATGTCAAAACAAGACGCCTTCCTTCAATAGGACATCCAGTTATCGCGTCAAATTTATCTTTCAAGGCAACTATATCAGCATAAGCCATTCTTAAACGACCAGATGGTGAAACCGCTCCAGTAGTAGCAACTATCGGAGTATTAGCAGAGTCTGACGTTGGTGCAATAGCGTGAATTGCTTTCGCGAATTTTTCTGAAGTTAACTTCTGAACTGTTTTTCGAGTTGCATTGTCAATTCTGTCATAAGAAGCTCCCATCACCTGATCATCTGTGAGTGTTACCACTTTCGTTTGGTATTTATCCAAAGCAATAATCACCTGATCATCCGTGTAGGCTTGCAAAGCGATTGGATAAGTAGAATTATTAATCAAGATGTCCGGAGCGAATTCGCTCGTAGGAATATGAATAACATTACTTTCAGTGACAGTTCCTTCTCCCATTTGGGAAACGTCAACATCCATTTCGGTAATACCGTCTAAAAACGGGGCTTGATCTGCGGTTGTCAGGTTATTAATAACTCTGTCCAACCATACTTCTGCAAAATTTGCTGGCATCTATTGTACTATTTTACGTTAAACATTTTTTTGAACTCTTCTGGGCTATTGGCTTTAAATTCCAATTGCGCTGTAGCACTTAATTTTTGAAAGTCCTCTTTGGTTGCAACCGCACCAGGAACATTTGGAATAATTCCAGCTCCTAAAGTCTGTTTTGCCGGGATGGCTTCCAGTGTGCTTTTTGCCAATTCGAAATTAGCAACGGCAAGCGCCACAAAATCTGCTTTCTTAGTAGCCGGAATCTTTCCTGCAGTAATAGCAAGAGACACCATTGTGTCAATCGCTAATTCCTGTGCATTTTCTTTTTCAGTCTCTAACGCTAACAGTTTTGCTGTCATAACCGCGTTGTCATTTGATAATTTTAACACGGCAGCTTCTACCGCTTCAACATCCACTTCTGGAGTTGCTTTATCAAAACTTAATGCCATTAATACGGCAAGTGTTAATGTGATCTTTTTCATATCGTTTTTCTGGTTTAATTCGAGTTCTTGGTCTTCATATTTATTGGAGTGTAAAATCAAACACAAGTTTTTCACATCCTCATCCTTTAATAATTCGCCGCTATCCGCATACAAGCGTATAGAGTTAGCATTGGAGGGAACCGCAACAATGGAGCATTCGTACAACTCACATTTTGTCATTATCAATTCCTCACCTATGATCTTTAAGTCTTCACGCTTGAATGTGATTCCCATCGAGCAGGAGTTAATGAAAGTTGCCTCTACTTTTTTAGAGATTTTCAAAGCCACTTCGTCCTCCAGGTCAAAAAGAGGTTCGCCCATCAATAAGTCTTTATCAACCATTACATTTTCCCACTTGCCTAATACTGCACTGGTTGAATTGTAATGTTGATCTAACATCATGGGGTTGTTTTTAAAACGCTTCAAACTGATACCTGCAGTTAGGATTCTAAATCCATAACTGTTGGCTTGGTTCTGATCATTAAATACAAAGGGTTTCGGCATGTCTTAAATCGGTGTTATTATTGTGGCAAATATTGTGCGTTTTTGGGAACTAAAAAAAAAACTGTTCAACCGCTTAACGCTTGTGTTTATTGACTTTACAAACCTTTAAAGCTACTGAACACTATTTTTTTTACCATTGATTATTACGCCAACTTTGCTTATAAAATCAGGATTATGGCGTTATTAAAAAAGCAGGAAAAGGAGTTTGCAAAGTCATTATATATAGGAGGTGGGTTAACCCAAAAGGAAATTGCCGAACGTGTATCGGTGACCGAGAAAACTATTGCGTCCTGGATTAAAAAAGAAAAGTGGGAGAGTTTAAAAAAATCCCTCCTTACGACTAAGCAGAACCAACTGGCTTTCCTTTACGACCAACTTGATTTTCTAAACACCGATATTTCACAGAGAGAATTTAAGGTTGCAGCTGGAAAAGAAGCGGACACTATTATAAAACTAACAGCAGCCATTAATAGACTGGAGACTGAAACCTCAATAGGCGATACTGTGGAAGTTGCGCGCAACTTCATCGAGTTTGTTCGCCCGCAAGACCTCGAACTTGCCAAAACAATTACCAACCTATTTGATGTTTTCATCACTGCAAAAATGAAGTAAGATATGGCTACTAGAGCAGAGGATAAAAAGTATTTTGAGCAATGGCAGCAATTTCGGGACAACACCCGGAAGGCAACACCTATTGACTTAACCGAAAGTGTTGTTGATAAAAACAATCGTATTTCACTTTTAGAAAAACAGCCCGAAAAATGGTTTAAATACTATTTTCCCAACTTCTATACCTCAGAACCCGCACCCTTTCATATTAAGGCCACGAAGCGTATTTTAAAAAATCCAGAATGGTATGAGGTACGTTCCTGGTCTCGTGAGTTCTCGAAGTCTGGACGCACCATGATGGAAGTGCTTTTATTAGCGTTGACCGCCAAAAAGAAAAATATATTGATGGTTTCTAGTACTTATGATAATGCGGTGCGATTGCTATTGCCGTACAAATCAATATTAGAAGCTAACAACCGTATCATTAACGATTATGGAGATCAAGAAAGTATTGGCAACTGGGAAGCGGGAGAGTTCGTGACTAAAAAAGGCGTAGCATTCCGTGCCCTTGGTTCTGGTCAGTCTCCAAGGGGAACGCGTAAAGACGAAGTGCGACCGGACACCATATTGATTGATGATATTGATACCGACGAAGAGTGCCGAAACCCACAACGAATCAAAGAGAAAGTCAAATGGATCGAAGAGGCTTTATATGGTACGCGTTCGCTATCCAATCCTTTATTATGGATTGCTTGTGGAAACATCATTGCAAAATATTGTTGCATTACCGAAATGGCTAAGAAAGCCGACATACATGAGATCATAAATATTAGGGATAAAGATGGAGTTTCGAATTGGCCTGCCAAAAACACTGAAGCTTTAATTGATCGTGCGCTTTCTAAAATCTCGTGGAGTGCACAACAAAAAGAATACTACAACAACCCTATTAGTTCTGGCGATGTATTTGACAAAATCAAATTTGACAAATGCCCTCCGTTAAAATCATGCGATAATGTATTGGTTTATGCTGACCCTTCGACCTCTAATAAAGATCGTGGAGTGAATAAACAAGCCTCATACAAATCAGTGGGAGTTATAGGTAAAAAAGGAACGAAATACTATTTGTATAAAGTGTGGATTAAGCAAACCAACAACTCCAAGTTTGTGAGTTACTTGTATGAAGCTTATGCCTATCTAGCACAACACGAAGTTGATATTAAAAGGATTTATATTGAAAATAACTCCCTCCAGGCACCGCATTATGAACAGGTGATTTTGCCCGAGATTAAGAAACAAGGCGCGGGTGATCTTCATTTACCTATCACGGCTGATGCTCGTAAAAAAACCGACAAATACTTTCGTATCGAGGGAACGCTGGAACCAAAGAACCGATTGGGTAATTTGATTTTCAATATTGCCGAAAAGAACGATCCCGATATGAAGGTAATGGAAGATCAAATGTTGAGTGTTTCTGAAAAGGCAAAAATGATGGACGGACCCGATATGCTAGAAGGTGGTGTTTGGATTTTAGAAAATAAGACCGTGCAAATGGAAGGCGGTTACAGTTTTGGGGCAGTTAACAACAGAAAATATTAAGATATGAAAGTAGTCAGCTATCAAATAGGCGTGGATGTTTTAGGCTTTCCCGTTTTTATCCAACATACAATTTCAGAAGGCGAAACAAGACAATCCAAGTTTTATCCAAAGCCCAAAAAGTGGATGAAAATCATTCAACAAATCATAAAACAACATTAGTATGTTTTTATCAAAAGAAGATTTAGGCAGTGCCATTTATGGTTACCAAGTAGACCAAATAACCGAAGGCAATGATGATCTAGTATTACGAGCCATTGCTGCAGCAATAGAGGAGGTAGGCGGTTATTTGTCTGGTGCATCATTGTACGATGTCCCGGCTATTTTTGCCACTACAGGGGAACAAAGAAACGCCTTGATTCTAGCGCATACCATTACGGTGGCTAAGTGGTATTTAGTCGAGCTATGCAATGCGGATGTGATCTATGAGCAAGCCAAAGAGCGCTATGATAGAGCCGTGAAATGGCTAATTAGTTTATCTAAAAAGGGCGTGACCTTACAATCATTGCCCATATTACCAATAGCAGAATCGAGCACCGAAACAGACACTTTCGGGTATGGGTCCCGAGTTAAATTTACACACGATATATAATGGCAGTACAAAAAAAAACAGCGCCAGCCAAAGCGGGAGCACTTGACAATACAAAATTAGTCAATCAAATAATTGAAAAATCTATGTCTAGGGTACGCCAAGACGTTGGTTCTTGGAACACCGCTTTGACGATGGCACGCAAAGCCGAGAAACCAAAAAGACATTTACTCTACAACTTGTATGAGGAGATTTCGATTGATGGCTTACTAGCTTCCCAACTAGGCAACCGCTTATTAAAATCGCTATCTAGCAACTTCTCTATTACTGACAAAAGCGGCAAAGTAAATGAGGAAGCCACTGCCTTACTTCAAGACACGGCTTGGGTTAATGAAGTCAACAAAGCCATCTTAGGCTCTATCACTCACGGCCACTCGGTTGTGGAGTTTGACTGGATAGGTGAAGGTGATGCACAGCAATTGCGTTGCTCCTTGATTGACCGCCAAAACATTGACCCACGCGAGGGGCTTTTCTATCCAGACTACAATGCTGACAAGGCAACGCCGTACCGCGATATGGCCGAGTATGGCACTTGGCTGCTAGAATTTGGAAACCCAAAGGAACTAGGATTGCTGAACTCAGCTGTACCGCACGTTCTTTTTAAGCGATTTGCACAAAGTTGTTGGTCTGAACTTTGCGAAATTGCGGGAATCCCTCCAAGGGTAATGAAAACCGACACCCAAAATATGGCGATGTTGCGAAGAGCAGAGCGTATGATGAAGGACATGGGCGCGGCGGCTTGGTTCATAATTGATGAATCAGAGAAATTTGAGTGGGCGGCAGCTTCCAATGCTAACGGCGACGTATACCAAAAGTTAATGACGTTTTGTAACAACGAAATATCGATGTTGATTTCGGGCGCGGTAATGGGTCAAGACACCGTGAACGGTTCCAACTCTAAAGAGAAAACCATGCAAGATACTTTACAAACATTAGTCAACGCTGATTTATCCTTGATTGAACAGTATTGGAATACTAAAGTCATTCCGGCATTAATAAATATTGGGGTATTGTCTGGTGAGTGTGTTTTCTCTTATCCCGAAACCGAAGACATTGCGCAATTGTGGACTATGGTAAAGGACTCGATGACGAGTTATGAGATGGATGTGGAATGGATGAATAGCACCTTTGGACTTAAGATCATTAAAGCCAAAGAAGTTGCTGCAGCGGCACCAACCAACCTATCACTAGGAGGGGATTTTTTCGTTTAAGCCCCAAATATTATACGCAATACTTTGGGGCTTTAAATAGCCGATTGTCATTTTTGTATGACTGTGATTGTGAAGATTGCAAAAAAAACACAATGACTTTGGCTATCAATAAAGACGGGATTAAAGGACTTTTAAAGACGGTTGAAACGGCGTTTAAACGCCTGCATAAAAATGGGAAGTATGCGCCAGAAGATTTGGCGAAGACCAAAGCCTATAAAGATTTAATTTCTCAAACGAGTACGATTTTTAACGGTGCAATTGCTGACAATGATATTCCGGAAGCGATGGTGAAGAGTCTTAAAGAAGACACTTTCATATTCTCAGGATTGAAAACGAATGCGCAATTAGCTGAAGCTTCACAGTTATTATTGACTGACGACGGAAAGGTAAAATCCTTTTCGGCATTCTCGAAAGATGTAGAAAGCATCAAAGCGAACTACAACGAGAACTATCTGGAGGCTGAGTACCAGTTTGCAGTTTCCTCTTCACAGTCGGCAGGGAACTGGGCGAATATAAGCAATGATTACGATTTGCAATATAGAACTGCAGGCGATGACCGTGTGCGTGATTCTCACGATAAACTGCGAGATGTGACATTGCCAACGGATGATGCTTTTTGGTTGTCCTATTACCCGCCAAATGGCTGGCGTTGTCGTTGTACTGCTGTACAAGTTCGAAAAGGAAAGTATGAAGTAAGTGATAGTAATAAGGCAATTGCCGAAGGGGAGAAAGCAACTAAACAAATAGGGAAAGATGGCAAAAACAAATTGGAGATTTTTCGTTTTAATCCTGGCATTCAAAAAGTGGTATTTCCGCCGACGCATCCGTATACTAAAGTTGCGGGCGCGGAGAAAGTACGAAAGGCTTTAAAGAATGATTTTGCACCAAAAAACATTTCGAATTATGAAAAGAAATTTGGAGTAAAAATCGATAAAAGCTTTTTTGAATTACTAAATACAGAAACCATTCTAACTGAGGTCAATTTAGACAAAAGAATAAGAGCCAAAGGTGCTTATTATCACCCAGATAAAAACTATGTTAGAATCCCATTTGATGAGCGAAAACAAAGAAGTAAGTGGAACGCTGAATCTATTATTTATCATGAGTTTGGGCACGCTGCAGATTGGCAAAGAGATCTAAAAGCTAAAAAAGAAGTGAAAGATTTAATGCAAAAACATAAAACCATTTTTGCTAAGAACAAGAATAAAGAATTTAAAGAACTGGATAATAAGTTGAGAAACATGCATTATGATGCTCAGATCAACAAAGACTATGATAGATCAGAGAAAATTGGAGCCGCTGCAGATACCGTTGCATCTTTAAACTACAATTTTGGATATGGACACGACAAGTCTTATTTTAAAATATCAGGAAGGTCAGAGGCCGAATTTATAGCACATGTATTTGAAAACAAATTTGCAGGTAATGATGTATTTAAGGAATTGATGCCAGCACTTTATGATGACATGGTGAATCTTGCAGATGTATTAAAAACTAAATAAAAATGATGTCTGATATAGTGTATTCATCAAATAGAACATCAGAATTTGTAAGCTCAGGATTAAGACCTAGTTTTTTGTTTTCTGCTTGGGCTCTCTCTAATAATAAGTAGATAGATTCGCCTAAGTGAATAAAAAGCGTGAAAAGAAATTGAGCATATTCGTCGGCATTATTGCCTGAATAATCTCTTTTTGAGGCGTATTGGTTAAATAATTCCTTTCCGTTCATAAAACAAATGTACAAAATAATTCAATTAAATGGACATTAACGACTTAGAAAAGAAAATCACCCAAGATTTAGCCGTGGAACTCGCTGACGAGTTTGACCGAAACTTTGAGCGCAAAGCCTTTTTTACAGAAAAATGGGCGACACCAAAAATAAACAACTCCCGCGGTTCTGTGATGAATCGCTCTGGGAACCTGCGACGCTCGATTAAGTACAATGTGCGTGATGGTATGATTTTGTTTAGCAGTTCGCTGCCGTATGCTTCCATTCACAATGAAGGTGGGGAGGTTACGGTCACGGCTCAAATGAAAAAGTATTTTTGGGCGATGTATTACAAAGCGACTGGAGGAATGACCTTTAGTGTAAAAACAAAAGAGGTCGCCAAAAGCAAACGAAACGAGAAGCTCACCGCCGAGGCTTTGAAGTGGAAAGGACTTGCCTTGATGAAGTTAGGGCAAAAAATCAAAGTTGAAAAAAGGCAAATGGTGGGCGATCACCCGCAAGTGGCTAAAATTGTAAAAGAAGTGATTGACATTAACATGGAATTATTTAACCAGGAACTAATCAAAAAATTAAATCGATGAGTGAAATACTTTTAAACATACAAAACAAACTTGCAGCTATACCTGGAATCAAATATGTAGATGAAGACTGGGGACAGCTAGACGACTATGGACCACACGCACCCGTGCAATGGCCGTGTTGCTTGATTGACTTTTCGGGGGCTGATTATACAGAGATAGGAATTGATAAGAGTGCGAACCCGCAGAACCGTCAGCAGGGGACAGGAAGTATCACATTTACTTTTGCAAACATCAAACTAACCAAGTCAAGTGCCAAGGCTCCCACGCCACAAAAAGAGACGGCTTGGTTGTTGTCAGGATTAATGGAAGAGGCACACAAAGTGGTGCATGGTTTTAAACCAGGAACAAATACCGGTGCGTTGATTCGTAGAAGTTTTAGAAGAGTGAAACGGGATGATGGTATTCAGCAGTACCAAGTGATTTACAGCCTTGGCGTTCATAACGTTTAGATTGCCATACGGAGCTGGTTGTTTTTGACAACCTCTAATTCAGCGATTTGTTTGTTAACTGGAGTGGTGAGGATAGTGTGAAGCGTAGTGCGCGAGATAGGGTACACTGGAAAGATGTATTTTCTTAAGATAACTGCATCTGGAATATCTTCTGTTTTATGCAAAACATACAAAGCCATGATAAGCTTATACCGTTGAAGCTTATTGTTTTGAATCCCTATAGCTTGGTTTGTAATGTGCATACTACAAAAATATACAATTTTTTAATAGAGTGCAACACAAGTTTTTAAGCATAAAAAAAACCGACTGGATCCAGTCGGGTTTTTTGTTTTAATAGAATTTAAGTATTTGCCATTGGGAATCACTTTCATTAAATTTAAAATTAACATTTGTTGGTCGATGAATCACTTCTTTACTTTTATAATCACCAACAGTTGATTCAATATCTGCCTCGGGTTTAAACACGTTCTTCCATACGGGGAACAAATCTAAATAACGACCCCACACATCATTAAATTTCAAGGCTTTTACACCAGGGATTTCTAGCGCTTTGTTTTCGCCTTTATAGTAAATATAAAAAGAGACGTTCATACATTCTTTGCAATCTATATTTCCCTTTAATATTTGATCACGTGTAACTGCATTAACGTTTTTATCTATGTATTTAATCACATACATTCTTGAGTTTTCTTTAATTATAAAAAACTCTCTTTTTGTTTTGCCGCTGAAAGCAATTCTGTCAGCGAATTCCCTTGCGGTTGTTTCTGTCATTTTAGATAGTGAATATATGTACTCGGCATTTGGATGATTAAAAACAGCCTCTTTTGCTATTTTAGCCTCTTCGGCAGCTTTGGTGCGTTCGTCACTTTTTTTAACCTGATCTAATATAGCTTGTGTTGCTGCGCTGTTCTGTCCCTGTGCTAAAAACCCAATTAGCAGTATGGCGAGGAATAATAGTTTTTTCATGTTTTTATTGTTTAAATCAAATGTAGGAATTATTTGTACATATTATTATAAAAGTGATAAATATTAGTATTGCAAATAATTTCAGCACTAGTATTCGTTTTTTATACCGCCTGTCTATTTCTTTTAATTGGCGGTGGTGATCGTTCCATATTTCTTGCATAATCAAAGTTATTAAGTTGTTTTTATGATTCCTTACGGTTTTCCTCATTCTCAAAATTAATTTTGCGAATGACTGGTTTAAAAAAACTGGGGTTAAAGTGGTAGTCTTTAAAAAACACTACCACTTCATCACGATAATGGCACTGTATTTTAACATCAAAATACCTTGAATGTTCTAAAATCATTGCTGTATTATGATCTAGATAATTAGTCATTGGATAGCTAATTAAAAGCTGTTGTAGCCAACTAGGTAAGCTGATAATTAATTCATCCGGGTTACAGTTCATTGCTCTATGGTCGTAGATAGCATCCCTTAAAAAATTATGAATAGCTAGTATTTCTGATTTATTTATTGATTTTGTTATCATGTTTTTAGTATTTTTTATCTGTCCAATGGATTAGTTTGCCTATAAAATCTTCATTGAAGTAAGCAAAGAAGTCTTCTACGGTGTCGAAGCCGTCGTTTTGGGCTAGTTCTAGCCATTTATCTTCTGATAAACGTTTGTCGTCAATGACAATAGCCCTTTTGGGTGGTAAATCATTTCGTAACACTTCTCGATCTGTATAGTAAACAATCTCAAAATCTTGAACACTCACTACTGGCAGAACCGGAGCAAACCGAAACATCTCTTTTCTATACATATTGATAAAAAAATCAATCTTCATGCCTGCTTTCCATCGGTTGGTTTTGTCTTCACGGATGGTGTGGAGTTTAGCGGGTTTTTTATCCTTTGCAATATAGTTATAGTCCTTTGGGTAATGCAATGCGGGGTTTAATCCCGCAATCATGTAAACTTCTTTTAAAGAAAAACATTTATGAATTTTCTCTACAAAATATGTAGGCTTCTTGTTTATCTGTGTGCTAAATCCTAGTATCATTTTCGTTTCTTTTTTTTAGGAGTTAAATGAGTTTGTTTGTTTCTCTTTTTTTGCCACATTAATTTTGATGCTCGGGCTACTTCTTGATATTCCCGAGCTTGCCTTTCTAGCTCTGCTAAATTTCTATCTTGCATCTTCTATCAGTTCTAATATTATACTTTTACTTATTTTTCATTTTACTTGCTAAATCTTTTAACATGGGGTTGAAAACCTTTCCTACTTTCATGGCTACTTGTGGGCGTTCATCTTCAAATCTTCGTTTATGGATGTAGGTGGCCAAATGCAATTTACCAATGCCCGGTGTTTTCTTTAAGGTGTCGAGGTAATAAGGAATTTCGATAAAACATTTTATTACTTCAGAGGGTTTGAGCTTCTTAAATTTGTTCTCTGAGTCCATACGGCTCACTTTATAGTCATATAAATTCCAAAGGGCTTCAAAGGAAACATCGGCGGGCGATTTCTCTACCTCAAATTGCTTGGTATACTTTGGGTCGGTTTTCCATTTATCCATATAACTTTCCTGTCGTGGGAATTTATTAGAATAAAGCCAATCCATTTGTTCGTTATTCATAATCTCATCAGGAATACCGAACCATCTTAAATCACCGTTTAAATCAAATTTAAACAGGAATACAAGACCGTTTAATTTATGTTTTACACGGTAGGTTGTTAGTTGTTCCATTTATGCGCCTTTAAATCGTCGAGCCCATGCGTTGATACTCTAAACTGCGGTATTTCAAGATGTTTTGCAATATCCCATTCTATAATCGCGCCTTTTGACTTTGACCAATCAGGCAACATGGCTATGGCATCACATTCGCTTATTTTAGCGATGCAC